ATTATTAGCAACAGCACCAATAGCAGCAGCAGACTGATATACTTCAATACCAATTGGAATACGTCTTGGACATTTACCAGAACCAGTTGCCCAAGCAGTTGCAGAATCAGTTGTGATCGCAGCCGAAACGTTAGTATGGCCGTACAATAACTGAAGCACGTTTATAAGTGGACCGCCAGTTAAAGCAACTTCAACTGTTGAATAAATCTTACAACCTGTAATGTAAAGCGTTCTTGGCGTAAGGTTGATTGAGGCGGCAGGATTCTGATAAGAACAAAGCAAACCTTCTGTACCTGAAGTTAAAGTAGGCAGAACCCTAAAGATACCACCTAAACCTGTGAACTGTGAAGTAACAGATGCCTGAACAAGAGCAGCAGCAGCAGCAGGAGCAGCAGTTACGGCAGTTGAAGCGGTAGAAAGAATTGAAGCATGACCATTCTGACCTTGTGCAGCATTTAAACCCATACCGCACATTTGATGTGACCAAAGTTTATTGGTATTGAAATCAGCAAGATTAACACTAACATTGCACATTTTCCATTGCATAACTGGAGAACCAGTTACTAAGTTGTTGTTTCTAAACTGCATAGCAATAGGTAATGCATAAGTCATGAAAGGTGTGCCATTAGCGGCTGGAGTTTTAATAGTTCCTAATAAAATATCGTTAATCCAGAAACGAGTTTGATCCTCACCACACGCAATAGTAAACACTACTTGAGTATTTGCAGTTAATTGAGTAGCCTGTAGTAATACTTGAGTTTCTACACCATTGTAGTTAGTTACACCATATAAACCCGCTGATGTATATCTAAAGAAAACACCTTCAGTCGGAGCTGCACCGCCAGTTGTAGGTAAGAATAAACCAAATTCTACGACTTGATTAGCTAAAGGCTGATCTGTAGGATATCCACTAAACTCAATGTAAGTTGGACCAGTTTGAATAAGTGGAAAGTAACGACAAGACCAAACCGCAACACCCGCACCAGATGTTAATGTATTGTTAGCGTTAAACTGAAGCGCACCAGCACCAGAAGCGACAGACATTGATGAAGCAATAACAACTTTCCATAAGTTATTATTCTGAATACCAGCAGCAGTATTAAAACTATCATTAAATAATAAAGTATCTAAACCAACACGCAATTTATAATCAGGTGATGTTTCTGGTTGCATTAAATATGGGGTACCAGTTACATTACCAGCATCATTTTCGGTATACATTCTAATTGCGCCAATATTAGCTGGCACTAAAGAAGTAGCAACCATTAAATTATGGGCAGAATCTACTTCTGCTACATTTCCACTGGTATTACCTTCTACACGAATTCCTGCCATTTTATATCCTTTTTAAAATTAAGTTGTTGACCAAACCCAGTCAATAATATATTGGCCAGTTAATCTTCCTTGTCTGCTTATTACATATATAGTAAATCCAACTCCGTCTACTATATTTCCAGCAAATACTTCAAAATGCGAAATGACTACATCTTCTAAAGTATGGTTTGTAGTTGCTTTAATCGACTTCCATGCATCAACTTTAGAAGTAGCGGCAACAATTCCAGTCTGCCCGGTAACTACAATTTGGATATAGTCGGTTCCTGGGGTAGCTCCAAAATCTGCAGTAGATGACCCTGTAGTTGTTGACATTATTGATTCCTACAAATTAATTACCTATTAAAAATAATGCCCTCTGTAAAGAAGGCATTATTCTAATAAATGGCTTGACTAGTTATTTACGCAAAGCCTTTGCTTGCTCTGCTACTTTTGCTTCAAGCTCTTCAATTTTACTATTAAGCTTTTCTGCTAAGTTTCCAGCCTTTATCTTATTATTTCTGCTGATGAGTAAAGCAGCTACTACACCAACTACAAGACCTACTACTAAACCAATCCAAAACATATTACTCTCCTTTTAAAATGGGCCGTACTTGTCTAATAATTTTCTAGCCTCTACACAAATATTACAATTGCAAGTTCGTGCACTTGATGACTTTAGATGTTCCATCATATATCGTCTGACTAGAGAGACTAATTTTGAAACAAATAAAGTTTGTTTAAACATATGATTAGGTAGAAATACAACCAAATATTTAGATGCTCTGGCTGTAATATTTAACCTTAGATACTGATAGTCAGTGATGTAACGCTGATTGGGCCTCCTGCAACAATACTTGTTGTGTTGAGGTTTAGATCGGCTCCTGAAGTTCCTACTGTTCCCTGGGCATAAGTCACAGTACCAGCATTGTTAAGAATTCTAAAGAACGCAGCAGTCCCTGTAGCATCAGCGGAAGAATCCTGAGTAATAGCATTAGCCGTTAGAGTACCAGCTGAAGCAGCAGGAAACGGAGTTGCTGAGAAAGTTAGAGTACCGAGTAGAACCTGAGAACCCAAGGCCGTGTTAGCATTAGCAGGAACTCCACCCGTAGCGTCATAGATTCTGAGTAAAGGGCTTGAACCAATCCCTGACGTGAACGTGTCAAGCATTGCATTTTTTCTTGCATCAATCATTGTGAAGGCCATTTGTATCTCCTGATAAAATTAATTGCTATAATTATCTTAAAACCCTCTGGCATATCCCATAAGATCATAAGAATTGGTTGAAGAATCGTAAAAAAATATCAATCTATCAGTTTTACCAAGTTCTGTAGAAAGTACTGGAACACTCCAAATATCAGAACCTAGTCTAATATTAGAAAAAGTTACAGTATGTGGAATAGTATCAGCTTGAGTTATTGCTAGTACTAACTGTTGCCCATCTTTTACAGCGCCTGAAAACATAATAGCTGTATCAGAAAGTAAATTTATTTTTTTGTAGTCGGCGTCCCAAGTGATAGTTACGACCGAAGTCGGTATGTTTGTTACCGAAGAGTCTTTAAGAGAGCGAATAGAAACCGATACTTGCTCATTTCCAGAACCATCCGGCAATAATTTTAAAAGGGTTTCTGACATAAGTGCTCTATTAAATAAGTTTAACTGGGGTTTTTGGATCAAAAATAAATGAGTTAGTTCCAGACAATGCTTTACCTACAACCAATAAATAAACATCTCCAGCAACTACAGTAGGAATGGTTGTTGTCAGAGTTCCAGTAGAGCTTAAATATAACCATCCATCTGTAGTTTGCGGAATTCCGATATCATACGTAGTATTTAATTTTCTACCTGCCTCTACTACAGAATTTGTGGTACCGGCTGATAATGTAATACCGTCAACACTTGGAGTAATAGAATCTATTGATTTTACTTTATAAGCTTTTTGATTTATAATTCTAAATAAAGTACCTGCAGGCATTGGTTCTGACAAAGTAATATTAAATACATCTGTATTTACTTTTTGACTCAAATTCTCTAAAGCTGTTTCAACAGAATCTCCAGGCCCTGCTAAACTCCCTAATCCGCCAACTATTGTAATTTCTTGAGCTGTATAATCACCGCTAGTAGATACAATATCTCCTGTTCTACCAAAAACAGAGTTTACTAAGTTTGGAACTCCTTGTGCAGCAATGGCTCCCGCTGTATTAGAAGTATTCCAAGAAGAGGCTATAATTGGGGCTCCAACAGCTTTCCCAAGTTCTCCGAATAATGTATAAGACGTATCAAAGACATAACTTTGTTTTTTGGGAGGTTGTGTTAAAAAGCCTTCTACTGTTATCTGTAAAGTAGCTCTTACTACTCTTCTATCAGTTCCCGGTACAAAGTTTGAATTATCTGTAAATCCAGTTAAATTCATTTTTGCATAAGGCATATAAAAAGATTTTTGGGTCTCATCTTCATAAGAATATAAATCTGTTAAATATGAATACGGATTAAAATCTAATTGAATAGCAGAAACAATTTGATAAAAACTCTCTCTAGTTTCTGTCCAGATATCTACTTGAAACGAATAATTTGTGGGTCTTGGGGCAGTTGTAACCCAAACTTTTGATTTATCATTTTTATCCGGTTTATAAAAATAACGAACACTTGGGTCTACTGCACGTTTACTATCATATTCAATATTAGAAAGGTAATAAGAAATTACTGGAAGAATAATTCTATCTTTAATAGAAGCTTCTTGAGAAACTCCATTTAATCCCTTATCATCAGAAAATACTAGATTTGGTGCCGCATAACGAATTGGAAATTCTACAAAGGTATTTTTAGTAACATCGTAAAAAGCGTTTTTAGTTTTTAAATAATCTCCAAATTTAGTCACAAAATGTCTAACATCTCCAGTGTAAGAACTAGCTACGGTATTCTGATAAGAATACAGTATACTTTCTCTATCAACAGATAGTCGAGCATCTTGATCTCCCGTAGGAGGTAAAGTATTGCCTTGACGCTCATCAGACGGGACGAATTCGGTCATTTAAAACTCTTAGAAATAGATAGTCCAAGTAATATTTAATGCAATGGACTCGGATTTAACGATTGTAGCAAATCTTTTAATAGCAAAAGCGGTGGCTGGATCTGTGCTTAGCATTAGCGCTAATTCATTGATTGATTTACCATTCAAGACTGTACCTAATTTCGGAATATTAATAATATATACCAATTTAGGTCTAGCATCAGAAATAGCTAATGAGGAGGAATCTACTGTAAAAGTATAATCTTCACCAACAATCAAACTTGGAATGGGAGTAATAGTCATTTCAGTTGGAAGCACTGGTTTAATCTGATTAGGGTCACCGACAGCTGTTCCATTTGAACCAAAGGAAATATCCGAAATGTACGCTCCAGCTCCAGACAACATATGCTGAGCTACTTTCTTTCTTCCATTCAAGACAATTAGATTTTTATCATTAACTAGAACTTCAGTTCCAGAATCGCTTGTGGCAGTAATAACAACTTCGCCGCGAAAATCTAAAGTTTCATTTATTTGCATGAAAAACCCTCTTCCAAATTAATTCGATAAAAATAGGGCCCTAACAAAAATTAGGGCCCATTGCAAATACATTGAGTTATTACTTAAGCATGTTCATGCCAATGTCATTATCTAGTCCAACTACTGAGTAGCCTTCAATATCATCTTCGATACCTTTGATACGATCACCAGTTTGCATAGCAGCTGGAGAAAGAACATTATTACTCATTTGAACTGATGTAATCATCCCTTGACCGCGTTGTAGTACTGTATTCTGTAAGTCGCTAGATAGATCCAAAGGAGGAGCAGACTCTAAACAATCATAATCCTCATCTTCTAGTTTCTTTTGAACTTCTATTGGAGCTTCTTCAACTGGAGCAAGAACATCATCTTCTACAATTGTAATATCTTCTTTTAACGAATTAGTAGCACTCTCATCCTTGAATACCACTTGAATCGGTTTCTTAACTCCGATTACAACTGCTCCACCTTCTGTGGGTAGTTTACCAACTGTTAACAAAGTATCTGATACTGGCTCTAAGTTAGAAGCTGCAGCTGGTTGCGAAAAGGGCAGTTCTTTTGGAGCTACCCTTTGTGATTGATCAAACTCTTTTGGCTGGTATAAACTATCTAATGCAGCAATGGCAGAAGATTCTAGAATAGAAGAAAGAATTTTCTTTGCTTCAGCTTTTTTAGAATCCGCTGAAGGCACCTGATAGGATAGAAAATTTTTTCTTTGTTTATACATTACTTACCTTTTTTTGCCTTTGGTTCATCTGTCGAAGGATCTGTTGAGGGATCTGTTGAGGGAACTACTGGAGCAGGTTCAGAAACCTTAGGAGCGGGAGGAACATTGACATTTTCAAGGGCAGCTTTAGCTGCTTCGCTTTTGACCGCTTCTGCATTTCTAGCGTCTGATGCCTGAGCCATTACAATACTGTGAGAGATGTCGTAGCCGCTTTCATCAATCCTAGAAAGAATATGTGGTACATAAATATCCAAGCTGTTATTAGCTACTTCAACTCTTGCCCCAGCTCCAAGAGGAATACTAGTTACCTGGGTTTTCTCATCATTTAACAGCGTGAGAATCTGTGTGTTTTCAGTAATATTTTTGTAAATAAAGCGCATGTTTACTTTCCTTTTGTGTGTTTTACGCCGCAAAAGTGACATGTGAGTTCTTTTGCGTTTGAGTTGGCATTTGACCAACCGTAGTGTTTAATAATATTACAACCTCGGCAGTTATTATCGGTAGCATATTGCATAAATCCAGTTTTTTTGAGGCGCTTTAGCGGCTCATCTGATAAGGGTTTAGAATAAGATGCTACACTGCCTGAGGTAGTTTCTTCAACAAGGTTTAAAAGCTGTTCTAGTTTCATGTTATTTCCTATCCAGAGCGATTTTATCGGTTAATGGTGCGTCAGGGGCATAAAAAGTAGAAGCGCCTCTATATTGTTGTGCAGGCATTCCTTCCGGGTTCAAAAACTTAGGAGGTAACTTATCAGTGTCTACTTCTAAGTTTCTACTCCATACAATAGGTTTAAATAATACTCGTTCATTTACGGCAGACACAAAGCTGGTCTTATTTGCTTTAATCAATTCGACCATATTAGCATCACTAATACTCTCAAAATATTTCTGAATAAGATCTAAGTTATGTAGATACTTCTGAAATGCATAAGATAAGTTAGCTTTATCTGCAGGATTTGCTAAAATTTTATATGCCGTTCCTTGCATAAATCTAAGAGTATCTAATAAAGACTGCTTATAGGCAGATACCTGTTCCTCTGGGGTTTTCATTGAAAACGCTTCAGCTAACACTTCTGGTCTAATAAAAGCATCTAGTAATAATTTTGTAATCGCCATAATTAGCACACCTATATTTAATTATTAAACTAACGCAGTATAAGAGATTGTAATTGTATCATTGGGCTGCAAGGAGTGTAAGAAAGCTTGAGTAAATTTAACTCGATAAGAAATCACTCCGGGGACTGCTGTAAACACCCAGTATTTACCATAAAGTACATCAATACCATTTTTTCTAACTATTACATTGGGTTGTGCAAGTTCTCTATATAGCTTAGAAACTGGTGCAATAGCTGATGGAGAAGTTTCTACTGAAACACTTACAAAAGCTCCTGTATCTCCTCTATACCAAGAAATAACTGGGTTATGTGAAAAAGTATGCTCGTAAATAACTTCTTTATCCTCGGCAGAAAATCCTAATGGTATAATAAAAGAATCAGTAAATGGATGAGTATTATCGGAAGTATATGGAGATCCGGTAATAGGATCGGCGGGATATGTAGGTAATTGTACTCCGTCCAAGGTAAAGTATTCTACCGAAATAATATCATTTTCAGCTAATGGTAATGCATTAGTCATAATTCTATTAGGATTTGACGCTATTGTCCAAAGACCATACGCAATTTCTATGCCATTTTTTAATACTTTTACACTAGGTCTTACTTTAGAATAGTCTATAACAGGAAACAATCCAGTTCCCAATACATCTCCTGTGTTAATTTCTCTCCAAGAGATAAAAATATTAGTTTTAGGCAGAACGAATTCCGAATCATTTGCAGAAGTTACAATGAATTCAACAAAGTTTTTCTGCAAACCGTCGATATTGATTTCCGCAGGATCCGCAAAATCATCCATCAAATCGCCACTATACGGACAAGTATCTGTTCTTACATTATTGGCATACAATCCTGGCTTCATTAAATCGCCAGAAAAATACGTCTCTTTTGCAGAAAATTCGAACGGCCCATCATATTGGGGAACATATCCAACATCCGTATAATTATTCTTAATATAAGCTGGATATTGAATTTTTCCATTTATTAGTTTTGTTTTTAGCGCAACTGGAGATTCCGTCTTAGGAGTAGGAACTACATCAAATGGAATAGTGGGATTTCTATACATATCAGTATAGTCAACAGTTCCAACACTATACTTATAATTATCTGTATTATAATTGGAAAGTAATGAAATATGATAATCTGGAAGATTTTCAGTTCTATTAAATAGTGCAAAATCTTTTCTAAACCCTTGCACAGAGGCTCTAGAAGAGCCTATATAAGGTCTTGCCATCTTTTGGGCACTTCCTCTTGTCCAAAGGTTATTGCGAGCGTCTACGTCCATTCTAGACGCAGCAAAGAACTGCGGATGCGTTGCTGTGATATCTTCTAAAGTTGCTAGCCATCTAAAAGATTGTCTATTAGTTATCTGAGCATCTCCAGATACATTGACTGAATCATACGGCACAGTCGCTGTTCCTGAAAATGGAACATTATGATAGTTTGCCCATATAGTTTTAGATAAACGTTCTGCACCTCTATATAAGGCAGTTGCTGGATCTGTATAAACAGTCCATTCTGAAGTATCTCTAGGAGATAACATATTATAATTAATGGCTTTGTATGGAGTTCCAGTATCCTCTAAATGTAAAGAATTTCTAGAAAATACTCTTGCTAAGCTTTCTCTAAATAGCTTAGTCTTACTTGAATTTTCTATTAAACTTCCAGTAGAATCGTCAAATTCAATTTCTGGTGAATAGTGGGCTGTATCTATTTCTGTTTGAATAGCACTATTATCAACATAAGTAATACGATTAAATTTAGCATGTTTACGTCTGTCTGAAATATTAACATTTCTACTAGAAGCAGTTAAAGAAAATCCAGCTGTAGTTGGAATTAATCCGGCATACAAAATATGAAATTCTAGATAATTAACATCAATTAACTTATTTTCAATATTTTTTGTATTTAAAATAATGCTATTATTGATTGAATCATAGGCATAATCTACTTTAGGTGTTAGAATAGTAGCAAAATAACCTGATTCATTATTAGATGAAGCAACAACTAACATATTTTCTCTGACTAACGCTCTAAATATATTTAAAACTGGATCGCCATTAGCAAGTAATACTAAAGAAATATTGGAATTAGTAACTGGATTATATACAGGATATTCCATGCCATGACCTGACAAACTATCCACTAAACTAACAATTCCCTTTAAAGAAATAGGTGCAATCTCAGGGCATACTAAAGGATCGTAAGAAAAAACCTTTCCCGAAATAGTTACAGTATCTTTACAAAAAGCATTTGAATTAGTAGTAACCGAGGTAATACTAGTAGGCCAATTGTAGTCATCAAAAGTTAAATTAGAAACAGTACCAAATAATTGACGTAAGTTACAAGAATACTCAAAAGGAATTGAAATCTCTAAGAAAGAATAATTGGGTTCTGGAAAGACAGAATCATATCTAACGGTGTGAGAAGGATCCATTAGAACAGACGCAGTTGGATTCCCTGGCATATCTGGAGAATCCGCCAAAGAAAAATCAGAAGCTTTCCATAGTGTTAAGCCCTTAGCGGTCTGATAATTTCTAGCATATCCAGATAAAGACATGCCGAGTTTAGTTAAGCGATTTACATTAGTAACTTCAACCGAATTGGTTAAATCAAACATTAAATGCTTAGTTTCAATAATACCTTTAAATAATGTAGTATTGCTAGCTTCTAGACTGTCTAAATCACAAGAACCCAATTGCTCTTGGTTATAGTAAGAAATTTTATCTTCTTCTTGTACTGTAACATAAATATCAGTAGCTTCTCTAGAAAGAATTACATCACCAGACAGTTCTCCGGTGCCTGCAGTTTTATCCAACATAGATCCGAAAACATAGTCTGATAAGCTATACATGACTACTAAGTCATTGATGTAAACATGAAATGGTTTAAATTGTAAGAATAAATCTACTGCTTGATTTAAGTTAGCATCCGTATAGCGACCCGTAGAATCTACATGGTCTAGTTCAAGATCTTTCTTAAGAACCACATTAATTCTTGGAAGCTTTGCTAAACGCGCTAAGGAACCTTTACCAGTTACTGGATTATAATTAGACAAACTAGAAAAAGAAGTAGAACGAGATCCTGTCTTTTTTAACTGACGGGGAACAATTAAAGAACCCAATTCTGAAATATCTCCTACATTATAGTTAAAAGAAGGCAATAAATCTGAAAAGGACTCATTGAAAATGTCTTTTGATATGTCGGAAGAAGTTTTTCTAAACCATGGTTTTACTTTTACAGAAAGTGGAAAATTGTTAAAAAGTTTTTCTTTCGGAACAATCATTCCAGTATAATCTCGGTATAGCTCTGTCATATACACAGAGTATCCAATTAGCTTTTCAGCTATAGTAATACCTTTGCGAGTTCCTTTAATTTTATATAGTAATGGGGCATTCCTAATCTGATTTCTCCATGAAATCGGATCAGTCCCTAAGAGTTTCCAATTAACTGCTGCTGCCAAAAATGGTAAATATTTTTCTGGACAAGTGTCTGGGTTAAATAACTCGTCCATTGATGCGATTTTTAAATAGAAAGAATAGTAAAAGTGTTGGGCTAATGTTAAAGTCAATAGCTGAAGAGGTCTACCATAATCTTGATCGGAGTTTCTCCAGACTTCGGGGATCTTCAGCCAGATAGACTCGTAGAATTCTTCAAAGGAAATTACATTTCTCATTCGACTCTCAAATTAAAATAGTCTAACTGTACCACAAAAGAAAATACTTTGAGTCCCGGTAACTTTTCCAACGGTAGCAGTTCCACCAGTATTTGTTATTCCCACTAATGGAGTTGAGTTACTTACATGTAATACTTCACCTGGAGCCCAAGTTACTGGAAAGACTTCTGGAGGATAGATAAAATTGGGGCAAAATGTACAAACGATATAAAATCCGTCAGAATCTTTTTCCGTTACAATAATACCAAAACGATCAGTAGTGCTATAACTTGTAGTATCTGTAATAGATTCACCGTCTAAAATTTTTACTACGTTGTATAGATTAAATTCATCAGCTGAATTTGCTGATCTCATTTTACTTACAAATCCACCGTAACTTAAAATATTATTAATCTTATCTGCATAATCATAAGCATTTTTAGGTGCTCTATTTAGATTATTATAATAAGGACTTTCATTTTTAAGTAAAGGGGATAACTCAATTGGAGTTACCATTTGAGATGGATTATTGTGTCTAAGAGCCATTATCTAATCCTTGCAAGAGATGCTGAAACAGTATCCGCCTGTTCCGATGCGATGTATAAAATATCATCTTTATTTAATACCACAATTGCTGAACAACTAGCCCCAACTAATGAATTAATACTATTACCATCTGTGTCATCTTGATGAATATTTCTAGCAATAATTTGGAAGATTCCGCCACTATTGGTTGCAATCACAGTTTGAGTTCTGTAAATTCCGCCTGGGAAGCTTTGACCTACTCCAGCAATTCTAGCGTCAGATACGTTTACTGTAAATACTGCGGGAGTATTTAACTTATATTGTAAAGCTCCACCTTCGACGATATCAAAAGTAAGTAAGAAATTCGAGGATGCTTGGTCTGGAGTAATACCTCTAGTAGCATGGCCCCAACCACTTAATGCTGACACTGTGCTAATAGTAGTAGTTCTATTGCCAACATGCCAAATTCCATAGATAGCTTCTCCTACCTTACCACTTGCAATTTCATCTACAGTATCCAGCATGTATTTCTTAGTTACAAGAGTGGTATCAGAATCTGTGACTTCTGTTGCTGAGGTTTCTAATTTTACTTTAGCTCCACCAATAGCCGGAGAGAATTTAATCACATCAGCAGTTGATGCTACTTCTACTGTATCTAATCCAATTGGAGCATTAAGAACCAATGGAGTAGCACTATTAGTGATAATTTGAGCAGTATCTGAGAAAGTTTTTGCCGCTACAATTGTATCAGGGGCAATTCTTGATACGAAGTTAGTCCCAATAGCAGATCCAATAGCCGCATCAATTTTATTCTGTACGAAGAGTCTATTTGTTAAATCGGTATCTTCTCCGCTTGATGGAGTTAACGCTCTAACAACTTGGAAATCTGTTGTAGCTAAAGTTTTAACTTCGATTGGATATGCTGTTTTAACAGTAGCTGTTACTAGAGTGTTAAACTGAAAAATAGTAGAAGGATCTTCATTGCTCGTAAGATCCCAATATAGACTTCCAGTAATCGCATTATCTGAGTTATTTCCAACTAAAGGAATTCTAGAATTAGCACTATTAGCAGCAGCGGTAACCATTTTATCAACGTAATACTTATTAGTTAATGAAGATGGCTCACTTCCGGGAGATACACAGTATACACCAGTAGCAGAATCTAAAAGAATTGGTCCATTACTTAGTAAGGCTAATGCGCTATTTCCAGTAGTACTAGACTGACTTGACAGAACTGTAATAGATCCGTTTCGCAATCCAGCCATTGGAAACTGAGTGTCTACATCATTATATACAACATCAGCTGGAGAGTTATTAGTAAGATGGTATAAAAATCCACCAATACCTTCAGATTTAAACTGCCCTAAAGAAACACCAGAAGCAGAACTTGCGGCAGTTCTTAAAATGCTAGGAAAATTAGCTGCACTAATTCCAAAATCTACTAAAGTAGAATCAAAGAGTGTAGTTAATCCGGTATTTACAGAAGAGTCAAAATGTAAAGAAGTAGACAACTCTTGAGAGAGTTCTGATAAATTAGCAGATAATGGTTTTGCGTGTAGCAAAAAGGATTGAGCAAATCCCAAAAGACTTCCTACATTTATACCAGCTGTTTTGTATTTCTGATCTAATTGAGTTGCCGCAGATACTGATGGAGATGCAAAATGAACTTCATTTAAAACAGAATCTAAAAAGTTAGTATTAAAAACGCCATTGGTATTAGTTAGTGGAAGACTTGTGAAATATACTGGAGTTCTTCCTGGAGTACCGCCAATAGGAGCTGCAACTTGGTTTACAAATTCTGAAAAGGTATAAGAAGACTGGGAAGTATTGGTTAAAATACTTTTAAAGATAGTACTATTAACATCATTCTGAATGATTTTAGTAATAGTACCAGTAGAAATATCATCTCTATTCTTAGCTAAAAATCTATTGTCTCCTAGTACAGAAACTTGGTTTCCACCAAATGCAATTGTAGTTGGAGTTAAAACTTTACCAACAGTAAGTTGCTGATAGTTATAGTCGGAATAGTATAAATCAAAATAAATTTCATCTACTAAAGATCCACCAGGACCAACTTTAATAGCTTTTCCAATAGAATCTGGAAGAAATTTATTGAATAACCCAGGTAAAGAGAAAGCTGAGGAAAAAGCTAAGCATTTATACTTAGAACTTCCCATTACTTCTATTACTAAATAGATAGGAAATTTAGCATAGTCAATAGAAGTGGCTGGTTGTGAAATGTCAATAGGAAATAATAAGCCATTTTGTCCATAAAGAACGCAGCTTAGTGCCGAGAAACCGCCAGCAGGCTCTGTTTCTGGATTAGCCATCACTTCTTGATAGAAACCAAGATTGGCAATTGCCGTATTGATCAGATCTACGTTCCCTGAGATATCATAGAGAGGTCTATTATCGACTTCAAAACTATAGATATCGGCTGGATCGTAATACTTGACTGTATTTAAAGTAACTTTTGACATTCTTATACCCGTCTCATATTTAATTACCCTATAAAACAAAAAGCTCCTTGTAAGGATTAGGAGCTAATTGCGTGTCTCGTTTTCTTTCTTTTTCTTTTCTTCTTCGATCTCTTCAGCTCGTTGGAATAAATGCAAAATTTCTAAGGGCGTTATAAAATCTGTATATGAATATTCAAATTTTAATTGGAACCGAAGTAATATTTGAAGATCTAATATATACTTTGCTGTTAAAAAATTAGTAAAGAAGTAGTACTGAACCGCATCGTATCCATCTAAAGTATCTGAGTTAATTGGCGTATCACCACTCAAGAACTTATAGAAAAAATACGTCAGTAAATGGAATGTCATACTCATTCTGCTTATGACAGAATGGGCATTCAGTCTTTACTGACCCCTTTACACCAAACACAACATTATCAAATGCAGTAGTAATAATTTCAGCGTCTTCAGTAGAAAATATATCCAGAATCTGATCTTTTGGAATAGGGACTGGAAACCCAGTGATGGAAACGATGTAGGTCTTCAAGTATTCCAACAACGGGAATACACTACCCTTAGTTCCATCTTTGGCAGCTAGTTCAGTCTGCTGTCTAAGGGTATCCTCAATAGCTAAGATATCTTTGCGAAGTAATCGCTTAACTTCAACCTGAACATTAAGTCCATGCGGTTCTTGAAATCTAGGCAAAGTTACAATCTTAGTTTTTTCAATAGGTGCTTCAGCATAATCTACTACTGCTGATTCAGTAATATCATAATCAAACTTAAACTGATTTCTACAAGCCGGGTTATCGCAAATCTTAACGGTGGATACTTTACTACCATTGCTGTAAAGTCTAATCATATATACAATGTAGTTATAATCTTCTACTGTAAGATTTGCTAAATTAATAGGCTCTTTGATACATGATGCTAATGTTTTATCAAAGACTTTACGATCAAATTTACCATTAGCAGTAATGTGTTTTAGCTCTTTTACAGTTAAAGCACGAACATTAATAGTTTCTGGCACTGACGCATCAAACTGTCCCGCCGAAGGTAACTTGATTTCGTGGAACGGTGGTAGAAGCGATGCCAATGAAAATGTAGGAATTACTACGTCAGACATGAATAAACTACTCAAAAAAGTTAAGCTTTAATAATAGATGGGAAAATTGAGGTATCACTATATAGTGTATCGGCAGCAGTTCCTGTAACTATAATTCTATTTCTAGAAGCTTCTCTTCCACTAAGGGAATAGGTCATGAAATCACAAATGATGACCTTACCCTGTTCTCCACCCTTCTGTAGTCCTTTTGGATCTAATACAGTTACTGTAGCTGTTACTTTACCATATACGGGATCCGACAAAGAGGTAGCTCTAGCATACTGATAGTACTTAGTGATATAAAAGTCTTTATAGGTGGCTAGCTGTGCTGTATAGTCAATGCCTGACGGCCCAATTGGTTGAAGCTCATAGTTTGGTAAACCGCCTTCAAGTAATGTTGGGAAACTTACTGCTGGCCAAGCACTTGTAAAGGTAGCTACTTTAACCGCATCAGTTAAATCAGAATTTAAGAACTGAGTGAAAGTTTCTCTTACTACCCAACCATTGCTGTCAGATCCATACACAGCTCCTGGAACAGAGTCGTTAGCTGTAATAGAACCGGTAGAGGAATTATACTTAATCGAAAGAGGATTATAGGAACCGCCCAAATCATCTTGATATGTAGTAGTTTTAGTAAATTGCAGTGGAGTAGCATTAATTGCTGCTAAAAGATCTAAATTACGTTTTCTAGTAACACCAAAGTTACTGTAATAATTTTTTTGGGATGCTGCATCAGCAACAACAGTATTCTGTCCGTCTCTACCAATACTAATGCAGGTAGCATTTTTAACTCTACCTAAAATAAGATCAGAATCGGAGATAGAGGATACTAATATAAGATTTCCAGTAATATTGGTATCTACTTTAATATATTGTCCCGCAGTGCTTGCGACAAGAACCCCAGCTAATCCTAGAACATCAAGATCTAATAGTTGAGAGCCCCAAATAACCTTTGTTAGACCAGCTCCAGCAGCCCCTATAGCCAATCCCAAAATGGCTGTGCTTGGATCTGTGGATGAGTCAGGATATCTGATAGAACCATTTGGGAGTAATTCAACGCCCTTTCCTGGAGTTAATACATCTCCACTAACTGAGCCATGTTCACCATAGCCAATACCAACCAAAGACGCAGCTAACGCTCGGATATTGGTATCTAACTGATAGATAGGACGGTTATCTGTTAGATAGTTATACCCATCGGTTGGAGTATAAAATAATACGTCTGGTAAGGTTGCAAAAGGGGAATACATCAATAGTCCTTATTAGATTCCAATGATTGTTAATGAACCAACACCAGACACATACAATGTCTTCGAAGGGTTCATAGTCATATTAAGAGTAAATAGATCGCCACCTGGAGTAGCTACATCTGTTGGAATAGGAATCTGATAATCTACTGGAGGAGCTGTCTGTCCTCCAGCAGCATCCCATCCAGAAAAAGAAACCAGGCAGTTTGTTGAAGTAGTATTAAATTGAAACTGAGTGCAGTATTTACCGAGAGTTACCAATAACCAAGCGCCGGCACCTGGAAGAGTTACTACTTTACCGATAGGAGCATCGTCATCGAGATAGGTATCTACTACCTGAATGATATCAGGGTAGTTAGCTAATAGGAGATCCTTAGCTGTATCAGCAACTGCAAGAGTTTCCTGAGGGCCAATAGGATAACAATTACCCTGAGGAGAACCCTCTACCCAAATAGTCTTAGATCCAGTATATGAGCCATCATGTGCTGGCAGTGGCGTAATATTTTTAACCAAATATTGCATGTATTAGTCCGTCCTTTACTTAATTAGGTTACTATCTATATATGTCGTTGAATAAACCTATTCCAGCACTCACTGGGTCAAAGCTACTTTGCATTCCTCGTTTTGCTAAAGTTCCTAATGAAGGTGCTACTAAATGTCTCTGTCGCTGAGATCCTTGAGATCCACTAGCTACGGATTGCGTCTTACTTTCTGTGTTAGCATCAATAGATTGTTTCAAACTATCCATACTCTTTTTTAACTGATCTTGAGAATCAATAATTTCGTCTTCTTTAGATGCTAGCTCTAATCTCTCTAATCCAACTAAAGTAAACTGTCCATTTTTACCGACAGTAATATCAGTATCTTTTAAGCCGTCAAATCTAGCCTGTTCTCTTTTAATCTTAGTTAATCTATCAGTAAGCTCTGTTAATTTCTTAGTAGTCTCATTATTAAAGCCTTGACGAGCCTTTTCATCTTTTTGCTCGGCTGCTTTTATTGGCCCAATAACTGCTTCTTGCTCATCGGTAATATAACCAAACATTTCTTCGCGCATTGTAATAGCTAGTACTCTACCTAATAATCGTACTGGAGATACTAAAATTTGGTAGATTAACTTACCAATTCCTCCCCAAAAGCCTTCACTTACAAAAGTATCTAAAAGTTCATCTAACCAGTCGTGAGCCGCTTCAAACATTTTGTCAATTGACGGGAGCCATTTTTCAATTTCAGAAGCTAGTCTGGTAACAAATCCGCCGATATTATCTACAATTTTAGCAAAGGGAGAATTAGGGTTACCAATAGAACTTACCCATCCAGAGATCATAGATGAGATACGGTTTATAATATTCTGTAGTCCCGTATTTCCAGCTAAAGCGCTATGGAAAGCGTTGATTAATACGTTCTTAAAGCGATCAAAAGTAATAGAAAGAGTATTAGTAACACTTTCATACGATTTCTGTAAACCATCGCTTTGAAGTTTAGCTGCGTCCTCTTTGGCTTGTACTAAAGCTATGCGTTGTTCTTGACTCATAGTAGCAAGTTTAATAGCAACATCTTTACTTAAACCAAAAGTTTGTTCTGCTACTTGTCCAAGAATATTAAGATTTCCACCAAACTGAGAATTCAATTGGCCTAATTTATCAGCTACTTTTAACATGGCTTCAGTTTTATTGAACTGATTACCCAGCATATTTTGAATATTTGCGCCACCGGAAATAGCTAAGATTGCTCTAAAACCAGATTCCTGTGAGCTAATTAAGTTACCAGCCTCTTCGAATTTTCCATTTAGGTCTGATACTGATATATTTAATGCTTTAGCTAATCCAGTTAAGGATACTAAGTCATTCATCATATGATTAGTAGCAGTTTTACTTTTATTTGATGCAATTAACAAGGCTGTTCCGACAGAATTAATAGCTTCTTTTACGTCACCAAAAGAGATATTTCCAAGTACTCCGGAAGCTTCTACGCTTCTATTAAATGCTACAAAACTTCCACCCAAAGCTTTTAGACTATCTCCACCAAGTTTAGAGCCTCTCATAATACCAGAAAAGAAGGATGCCAATTCCGTATTAGATTCTCCAGTTACTTCATGCAATTTCATAGTAGTTTCAATCAAACTTCTATTCATAGCTATTGCTGGATTTAAACCAGATACCATATAGGCTTTAACAGTAGTTGTAATTTCACCTAAGGCAAATCCATATTCGCCTAAGTTCTTAATAGTTTGATTTAAACCTTCATTAAACTGCATTAGGCGTTCTCTTGTAACGCCACCCATTACTTTATTAAAATCATTTAATTGATCTTGCCAATCAATCGCAGCAGTAACTACGTTCTTGGCTAGTTGTAACAGGGCAATACCTAGTGTGATTAGTGTTGAAATACCTAAGGTAGCCATTGATGCTCCGGCAGCTACCAGTCTTCCCATTGCAGTAGCCCCTTCTCCTGTCTTAAAGAAGACTGATGTAAGATTTGTAAGACCCTTGCCAAAGAAGCCTAAGTTATTATTATAAAAATTCATTCCATCAGCTCCAGCTTTAGAGGCATTTCCAATAGCCATCATATTCTGAAGAAATCTAACGTTATCTGGAAGTAGGGATTGAAGCGCTTTTTTGATTCCTGGTAATTTACCAAAGAAAGTATTTTTAAAATCGGTAGTCTTATTAAAATCCAAAATATATTTTTGGATAGGATCCATATTTTTCTTGACTTGCTGAGAAGTCTGTGGATCCCATTCAATACCAATTTTAGCTAAATACTTTCCAAAGACCTGTTCGGAACCAGATCCTTGTCCTGAAGGTGGTGTAGGATTATCAGCCATTAATTACCTATTCTTATAGTTAATTCTACTGCTTCTTGGCTTGTTGATCAAGAGCATTTCGAATGTCTTCATATCTAGATGTTTTCAAACTATTATAAAGAGTATCTAACTTAGAAACCGTACTATCTGTAACTTTTTGTGACGAACTAAAGTTAGCTCCGCCAATTGCCCATTGCAATGCTCCAAGGGCATTAATTGTGTTATTATGTAATCCAATTACTTTAGCTTGAAGAGCATGTTTTTCTTCAATTGATAACGTAGCATCTTCCATAATAAAGTTATTTAAAATAGATACTTGAAGTTCAGTTAAAGCTTGCGCTCTAGCCTCATTCCAGCTAGGTTTTTTATACTTAGTCATATAAGTACGTTGCTCTGCTTCAGAAATAGCCGTGGTTTGAGCTATAAAAATAGAAGTTTTTGTGTTATATTCTTCTAATTGAGCATTTGTTAACTTATAAACACTCAACCCACTAAAAGCAGAAGTTTCAAATGTATCAAGATTTACATCTAATAAAGCCTTCTCATATAGTATGTTTTTAGCTATATCATCTACCTGTCCTTGATTATATGCTTTATCTTTTTCTGCAATTTTAATAACAGATTTTATTCTACCTTGAGCAGAATCAGCGGAACTATCAGGCACTCTAACTGCTTGAATTTCCGTTACATAGTCACCAAGAGAAATTTTATGAGAAATCTTTTGCGGTAAGTATAGGCCACTTAACATAGCATTGTATTTGAATGTAGAACCATCCATTGATGGATAATAATTGATAATTTCAAACCCTCCAATACCTTGTCGAATAAGATAAGGATCTCCCATAATAGACATGCCAACAGAGAAAGGATAGTTTAAAAAGGTAGCAATTCTATGGCGAAGAATATTTCCGGCTACATTTTTAGCTGGGCTATCCTTTGATGTATTAGAATATTCTACACTATTCACTAAATAACGAGGAGCAATAGATTGTTTAAATCTGCCACGAATAGCTTTAAACTTAGGTAAATTTTTTGCTTCCCAATCCTTTAAAAATTCGCTTGGATCTTTTCCTTTAGTTTCCTCTTTTAGCCTAGCTGTTAATTTTTCTTTGAGTTTAGCGTTTGCTATTCTTTTTTGTTCTTTACTTTCTTTTACTATTTGATGAATATTTAAAAACGTACCTGTTTCTCTATATGCCATGTCTTCTGTATAGTTATCTTTCATTAATCCAATAAGATTACTAAAATTAGCAGTTAAATCTAAAATTTCACCTACACGATTTGAAAAATGTTTTGGAGAACCTAATAAAGTATCACTTACTCTAGCAAAAACATTCTGAGCACCACCATAAAAATAAGGTAACGCCGAACCGCCTGGACCGTAGATTAGTGGTAAATTTACAGCATTTAAACTATAATCTGTAGTAATTTTCGGTAATAAAATAAACGCACCTTCTTCTTCAGCAATGTCTGTACCATATAACATATTCGAAGAAGTATATAGACCAGCTGGAAAATGAGGAACATATATTAAAATACAAGTAGAGGCTATCTTTTCTTTCTCTTCTGCGAATTTTGTAATTTCTTCCGAAGATAATTTTCCGTCAGCGTCAAATTTAGCTTTTAAAGATCTAATCTCTTCTTCTGCCTTTGACGCATCTGTGATTTCTTTATCTAAATTTTGATTATCTACAGGATACCAACGACATACGATTTTACCCAAAAGTTGATTAATAGTATTTTCAAGTGTATTACTGTTAACTCTTAGAGCAGGAGTACGATTAGTTACAAAGAAAGTTTTATCTGATATTAACGCTTTAGTTATAGCATCTTTATCGAAGGCTCCAGCTTCTTTTTGATTATTATATGCTTTCAAGAAACCTGTCTGTAAGTCTGAAGCTTCTGCGTCAGTCAAAATAGCTGTACCATCGGGTCTTGTTTGCTTTGTTAACTTAGCTATCTCAGTAAGAACTTGATCTTTCGATGTATAATCTGAAGTAAGAGAACTTAAATTAAAATTACGTTTATTGTCTTCATTTTCACCAAGTACTAATAAATCGTCTAAAGTAAATAAACGAAATCCTAAAAACTTCTCTAAAAGCAGGCGCAGTTGAACCTGAGGCCAATTTTCTTTCAATCCAATATCAGCGGATGAGTTTTGAAGTACAGCCGAACCAGCATCTTGCAAAGTTAAGGTGAACTCAGATCCCATAGTTTTTCCTGGGTCTGACATACCCACATTCATAACTAAGAATGTCATATAGGGAGTCAATAGCTTTTCTGCTTTCCCATCAGTTCTTGCCACGTTCCAGCCAAATCTAATACGACACTGTGATAAACCAGCTTCGCTTTCTCCCTCATTGCTGGAAAGAAAAGTTAAAAATTCAATCGGAGTTCTGCTATATAAAGTTAAGGTACCCGTAATTGTAGAACTTACACCACCCATGGGCATATCTAAATTAAGGCTATCAAAATTAACATCTAATCCAGAATTGCCAGACTCTCCGGCGATATCGAAGTTAGTAAATGCCCCGTATTCTGGTTTTATTGGAGTTAAAGACCCTGTAATATCTACAACCCCTTTACTAGAAACACTACTAGCTGTAGCAGAATTCCCTAAGAAAGCAATGTCATCTACATTAGTATTGGGGATAATTAAGATACCATTAATCCAAACTTCAACATAAGGTGATCTAGTATTATAGGAAGGAAGTGCAGGGAATAAAGAATCTTTATCTCCATAAGTAGAATTCTCATTTCGAGTACTTAACAAGGCTTTTACTTTCTCACGCTCCTCGGAAGAAGTCATGAGATTATCAAGTAATGCATTTAAAGCATTAATATTATTAGTACGCTTTTGCTGTTTAGATAATGCAAAAGTAGTATTATTTTTTTGAAAATTAGCGTAAAAGTTAGCTAATGCAGTTGTAGTGGAATTCTCTGCCATTTATCTACCAAAGATCTTTGTTATTTGAGTTCCATAGTTTCTAGTAATAGCCGTTTGTACTGTAGCAGTAAGACCTGAGGAGATCTGAGCTAAAGCTGCGGTTTTGGTGGAGCCATTTGCATCTGTTGGTAATCCAAGACTCTTGAGATATGCTGTAGTATTGCCAAAATTAGCAGTTTTTTCATTACCTACTAATGTACCTTCTTGTCCAGCATTTCCTGAAATAGTATAAATAATACTAGTGTTATTATCGCCGCTTTTGATTCCAGAACCAAGAAGTCCTGTATTTTTATACTTATTATCGTTTATTGTATGAATATCTAAAAGATCTGGTGGCAATTCTCCGGCAGAAGTATATCCTCCGTTATGCCCAACGTCTACAATGTCTTCAGCATATTGCATTGTATTAGCTTCAGATACCACGGTAAAATTAAAAGTTACTTCATACATATAGGGAGAATGTGACGGTAGTGAGGTGCCTTTTCCATCAGTGGAACTGATGGGAGTAGATGATGTACGCCATGGTCCAGATGAGTCTATCGTTACACTTGTAACGATACAACGCAAGCGTTTCCATTCACCAATTCTAACTTCGACAGGTGATGGCATAAAGTGATTTTTAGAAGGAGTTACAAAGGCAAATAGCCTATTCTCTAAGTCTATTTTATCTCTATGATCTTTTTCACTATCTGAGAAAAACATTCCGGTTAAAGAAAAAGTAATAGCACTTGATGAAGCAAATACTTGGATTGGCTCAGATCTGCCATAAAAATCTTTCTGGTTCCACGTAGCACTTTTTGAAAAACTTATTTTATCTGGAGTAGAATCAAAAATAACATAAAAATTATCTCTACTAGTTCCACCACTTTGTGCTAGTTTAAATTCAGACTTTAAAATGACTGGAATAAACTTTGTAGTATGACTAAATCTAGGAACATTTAGTTTGCTAGTTCCACTTTTGTCAGAACGCATGAAATCAATGACGCCATCTACAATTGACGCAGTATCTCCGGAAACTATGCCTTTTCTGCGTAAAAAAGTACCCAGTCTAAAATCAGATAGTACTTGAACATCTGTTTTAAAACTTTCCGGTAAAGCTCTTCCGGCCCCAGCTAATAAAGAGGATCCCACAGTTCCCATAAAACTTTGACTAGTTCCAGTATTAAATTTAGAATAGTATCCGTTGGTTCCAGTGTTTTGAGTTATATCTATAACATTGTAAGATTGACTTACAATATCAGAAGCTTTACTTGATGGCGTTGGGTCAACAGCAGTTACTTCGGTTGTCATTGTTAATCCTTACACATTTAATTCCAAAAAGAGAAAAGGCCCTTTCGGGCCATTCTCTTGAGAGACTTAGCTGTTTAAGCTAATGAGATTCCGCCACCCTGGGGTAGAATGGAGAAGACCTCGATAATACGTTCTGCAGTCTTAGTTGGAACCAAAGAGATTTCCATTCTAAGCTCGTTGTTCTCACGAACGAGAGCAGTATTGACATTAGGACCTACATCGACTGTATAGCTCTGAATCGCACCCTTACGAAGATGATCTTCGAGGATTGTTTCAGCAACCTGCTTGAGTCTATACGCAGTGGTGCTGTCACCGGGCTCAAATTCGAATGCCTTGGACGCAGTAGCAACTACCTTACGGAGTTTGAGAAGGAGTCTGCGAACATTTACGCGATCAAGAGCAGTTGTAGTAGACTGTAAGGTCTGCTGGCCCTTGATATAAATTCCATAACCTGCTTCAGTGTGAATTGGATTGATCTGAGACATTGCGAGAATATCTCTGTCACCCTGAGTTAAAATACGCTCAGTTCCAATTGCCTCTGAAAGAGTTCCACGAGTTCTTCCGGCAGGAGCATAATAGACATCAGCTACCTGATCATTATAAGCATACTGACCAACTACCTGACCACTAGGAGGAACATAAATGTCCTTCTTGTTTACAGTATCAGTAATCTTAACCCAAGGATAGTACATTGCAGCATAAGAACTATTAATGTTTGAAATAGACTTTCTGTAATTAACAACATTCTGAACAGTAAGACCAAAAGGAGTATCAAGAACTGCGATAGCATCTCCTCTGTTCTCACAGATAGAAGTCATAACTTTTCCAACAGACGGATCAGAAGACCAGCCTGGGGCAATGAGTACGTTTACGTCAATTACTTCAGGATTTGAGAAGGCATATACGCCAGTGGAGCTTGCAGCATCTCCAATGATTTCATCCTTAGTGATAGGAGAACCGATAGATCCATCCAGTAAGAAGGTGCTAAATGACTTATCATAGCCAGTTGCAGTTGCTGAGTAGGTAAGACCCTCAACTACACCGGAGCCTAAATCTGATGCAATAAGAACTGGAGAGAAGGTAAGTCCATCACTTGCGAGAGGATTTAACGTCACAATTCCATTAGTCATATTGATAGTATCTGTAGTTGTATAATCGATCTTCATCGAAATACGTCTAGAAGCAGATGCTACATTAGACTGAATTCCTTCAATTGTACCGTCAAACTGCTCTACTAAAGTAAAGTCAGAGATACGAGTTGAGGAACTTAATACTGCCTCAGATACAACTCTTTCATATACACGTAATGTATAATTCTGAACCTTATCTGCCGTTTTATTAGCGGTATCAATTGTTAATGTTACCGCAGTATTACTAGAGTCTGCTTCACCAATACTAGAAATCTTAACTATAGTTGGAACAAAGGCAGTTCCAGCAGCTTCCATAGCCCACTTAGGTCTGCTCAATCCAGAAGTAAAGGAGCCAGAAATTACCTGATCTTTTACGACTAATGGAGAAACTGGAGCTGGAGTTAATGTTGAATACTTATAGGTTCCTAAAACACCGGCTACGAGAGATTCAAGATGAATCTCTACGATAGTGCCAGTGCTGTTTAAAGAGGTAGTTACTGCTTTAAATCCTCTAGAAGCTCCTGAAGCATCTACTGAACCAAACCCTACGAGGCCAGCGGCAACGGAAACACTTAAATCAGTTTTAAGAACATCTAGCTTAGTTTTGCCAATCACACCAGTCTTATTAAAGCCGTAAAGAATTCCAGCTAAGACTAGGTTAATCAATGATAAATTCTTAGCATTATTTCCAACAACTGAGGGATCGAATAAAGGAATACCAATTTCATACTTAGAACCAGAAGTTGCTAGAACTAACGTTTCTAATGCGGTAAATAAAGCAGCGTCATCAGCTGGAGCAGATAATGTTGCTAATAACGCATCCTTTTTAACATCACTGTTATAGGTAGTTCCTGCCTGGAAATAAGTTAATGTAACTGGAGTATTATTAGTTAATGCCGAAGAAGTTGCAATCGTCATTAAGGGAGTACTTTCCGCTGGAGCTACCCAAGTTCCTGGGACAGCTAAAGATAAAGAACCCACAGCGTAAGCTGAAGCTGGGGAATTAGTTGTTGGGAAAGCACTTACTGGAACTTTAATCTTAGGAGCAGATGAGGTTCCTAGCACATCCTTAATAGTAGCATTGACTCCCTTACCGGCGCCCAATGTAATATTAACATAGTTGCCAATAGCAAAGGATTTGTTTGCAACAAAACTACCAAAATCTGCGCCAATAAGTCCATCAGCTACAACAGCCTGAGTAGAATCAGTTGGATTAAATCCCGGAAGTAACGTGCCAACACCCAATGTAATAGTCTTATCAACACCAGTAACTGTAGCAGAATCTGCTAAATCAAAGGTTAAATCAGAGGCACTCTGTCCACTTAATGTCCAATCGCCAGCATAGGGAGTAGAATCGGCTGGAAGAACAAACGCGGATAATGCTTTCTTAGAATCTGTTGCACTAACTCTATTTACCCAAAGAAGGTTGCCCTTTTTCAGATAAGACATAGCAGCATAGCCTAAATAATGCTTGGGCGATACTTGTCCAAAGATATCAACAAATTCTTTCTGTGAGGTAATGAGAACAGGAACATTGGTTGGTCCCTTATCTGCAGTACCTACAATACCTACGATAGTTGAGGAGAGATCTGTAACATAGGCACTAAGATCTCTTTCTACTGTATAAACACCTGCAGATACAAACTGTGTCATTCTAAAATCCTTTTATAAAAATGAGACCCAAATCTATTAGACGCCAGATGAAAGAATAAGCTTAGCTTCATCAACGGCCATAGTTAAAGTAACTTCCTGAGACTCATTCGAATCCCACGCTAAATCTTTGCGAGAAATATTCTTTGGCCATGCACCTACTAGAAGCCAGGATTCTACAACAGAGTGATCGGGGCCGTACATGAGAAGTGTAATATTTTTCTTATACTGAGCAGGGAACCCCATAAGCGAGGTATTGATGTTATATACCTGTTTGTGCCAATCATCGAGTTTTCTGCCAGCCTTGTTATCTACGAAATCATAGAAAGTCAATGTGATATCGTCGTAAGTAACTTTAGAACCAGCTACTTTATATAGGTTATGCATTCTGTGAACTTCTACCTGCTCAACATTGATCTTAGGTAGGGTCGCAGATTTGCAAGTGAGTCTAAGCTCATCATCTAAAAGTAACTCATATCTATTTAAACGTTTTGGTTCCTGCGTATTTGAAACCCAACCCATAAGACGCTCGGCCATATTTTAATCTCCATGTATGCTTTTTATTATTTTTAAGAGGGAATACTTATGTATCACCATGCTAATATAATTTAATTACGTTAGTAAAAGATTCCCAATCACTTGCTGTAGTAATGTGTCCATATTCTTTATGAAAGGCGCGGTGCTCAGTTCCTGTAATGACTATAGCATTAGTTGGATCAAACAATTTAGTACATCCTAAATAGGTCTTCATAGTTAATTCATGGGTTTTAATTAGATATGACACGGAATCTAAATGATGTACATGCAAAACTTCCCCAGTTATACCAGAAAGCTCTGATTTACCTTCGGCTCTAGCTAAGCAATACTTAACAAATTTAATGTAATCATCGCATGAGCGTAAAGCTTCTTGTAGAGACAAGTTCTCTCTTGGTGTACCAGTCCCGCCGTTATTTAAACTATTTAACTTAATACTTGAACAGCCACATGATTTTGTTTCGCCTCGTTTTAATCGGTTAGCATAAACCTCAATAGTATTACCGCAAATACATTTACATACATATTTATAACCCTCTGTTGATTTAATGTCAGTTTTATCTATAACTGTAAGCAGGCCAAGGGATGTACCTAAATCTATGAGTTTAATATGCCGATTACTAATTAAAATGCCAGTCTTACATCCACAAGAAGTAACAAAGTTTCTATTGAAATCGTGCTTTAGTACTTTTTTTAAATTGCCGCAGATACACTTACACTCATACCCAGCATAAGTTCTAGTTTTTCCTTGTATACGGCATTGACTAAGAACAGTCAAATATTGAATATCCTTACTCACCACCGCTTCCACCTGTAATATCATCAAAAGAATGATCAAATTGAATGACCACTTTTAACTTCTTATTTTTTTCTTTCTTTTTCTTATCTGGAACTACCTTAGTAGCATGCCCTGGATTTTTTCTATCCTTCATACTTTTATACATATCCAATAAGTCTCTAGTCTTTTTCATATAAATCCTATAAGTTAATTAAAAAATTAAAGCCACCGTATGAGGGTGGCTTTAAGAAATCATTGGCTGCTTATCGTAGCCAGGATCTAGTAAAGAAAGATCTGGTAAACAGTTTATTAAATTCTTCAATGGTAGACGTAAAATCATCTACTGTTACTTCATTAGCATACTGAGAATTAAAATCAGCATCTGACATAATATTTACAGACAGTTTATCATTCTTTGTAGCGAGAACTAACCAATCGCCAGCTTTACCTTCGTACTTCTGGCCTTCAATTGTATAAACAGCATCAAATTTGAGCTGCTCTGCTTGAACTTTTTCAACCTGAATAGGTTGTGGACGCTTTAAATAAATGTGCATGTAGCACTCCTTTCTAGGAACAATTGGGAATGAATTTCCCAGCGCCAGTTATATCGGAAAGAATATTTAAAAGTTTAGTATAAAATTCATCTAACGATCCGTTATTAGTAATAATATAATCATAGTCTTTGTATATATCCATATCTACCTCAGAGGCATGTGAACGAACATCTGCACCACGATCAAATCTAATCTCATCATCAGTTTCAATTTTAATTAGAACAAATCCATTCTTTTTACATGCTTCAAATTCGTTCATAAACCGTGCATCTGTAATTATAATATTATCATTAGAATCTAAATCTAAAGTATTAAATAACTTATCTAACCAAATATTAGAATCGTGTGATCTGCCCCATTCGGTACCCAATAATTGTAATAATAACCTATCTTTTGTCCTAGGTAAGCCAACAAAATCTTGAATCATATACATCAAATCATATAAAGGATCTGCAAATTTTCTTACTTGACCAGGATAAGATTGTAATATAAATTCTGCAGCACAGTCTTTTCCAGAACGCTGTTTTGCAGCGAAAGCAATTCGTAAAGGTTTCATCAATCACCAAAAAATGGTTTCGCTTTATCTGTTACTATCTTGATTAGATCCTCTGGAGTAGGACAAACACGCTCATTTGTAAACACAATTCTCAAAAGAGATTCAGCCAATTCTAAATTTAATGTATTAGTATTTCCAGAATGGGCGTCAAAGAAGTGACAGTCTTCGCATAGTGTTATTAAATTACAGGGCTCTAACAGATAGGAACGATATTTAGATTTTCTTAATATGTGATGTACATGAAGTTTCTTTTTAGTATCACAGAGAGCGCACTTATTGCCATCTCTGGAACGAATTTGATCATGCAATGGTTTTACAACAATGTAATAAAAAAGACGATGCTTATTAGTTTTAAACATACTATCCGCACCTTCTTGAGCTTTTCTGATAAGTTCTCTATTATAATGGCCGCAAGAAACAGTAGTTGTCCCTAGCTTATCGCCTCTTATAGACTTAATCACACCGCAGGAGCATCTACATGTCCAATAGACACGATCCATTCGCTTTCTGTCGCGCTTGATCACTGTAAGTAGGCCGAAGGTCTTGCCTTTTTTGGACTTCAACTTCATAGTATGAGTATCGGCGCGGATCTACTCATCTTTAACTCTATTCCATTTCCTATTAAGTATTGGTAATTTATAAGTTAAAGCGAAACATTTGAGTTGTTGCATAGTTTCGGATTAAGTAAATAACTTATAACGTATCGGTGTAAACTAGACACAAAAAAGGGTGGTTATTAGCCACCCTAATTTGATGTAACTTATACTAGCTCTTAGCCTAAGACCCCAGTTTTATAGAGATTGGAAACCTGGAGAACTCCAAGACCCTTGTCACCATCTAATAGGAGCTGGTGATCGTATCTCTGCTGCAGACCAACTACGGTACTGAAGATGTCGCCACCAAGTACGTCGATAGAAGGAGGAGTGAGGTAAGTTACGAATGGGAAGTACGCGTAAGGAGCCTTTGCAAGATCCTTGGATGTGAAGCCCATGAGAACCTTATCGGACTGAGGGAATTGAGGAGCCTTAGCTACTGTGAAGTTTCCAACTGTACCGAACTTCTCGCCGCCTACTTCGAAGTTACCCTGAGCCTTGTGGTCGTTGTCAACCATACGGAACTCATTGGTGTTCTGTAAGAGGGTGAAGATGTGTGGGTGAGTGATAGCGAACATTCCTTCACCACGTAGGAACTCAATGCTCATATCGTTTGCAAGGTAATTCATCTTGTGGATGAGTTCCTGGTTCTTCTGGAACATAGTTCCACGGAACGTATTTGCAGCGTAATCGGCATCGTAAGCAGTTATCTTACCAGCCTTGCTCATCATGCTCAGCATGATTTCGAGGTCGATTTCAAGAGCCATAGACTCTGTCATTCCGCCAACGAGTTCCTTAAGAGCGTCAAGCTTGCCTTCAGTGTAAGCTTCGAGATCCTGAATTGCTTCAGCTGAGATCTGAGCGAAGTTCTTACGGCTCTTAGCAACAGCATTAATTGTAGACTGCTTGAAGCTAATTTCAGCAAGGCTCTTATTACGTTCCAAGTTGTACTGATACTCAACCTTATAGGTTGCAGTTCCAGCTACAGTTAAGGCAGGAGAAGCAGCGGCCGCAGCGGATGCAGTCTGTGCAATACTGTAAGTGAATACGCCAGATGGGCTAGTGTAAGTTCCGCCAGTTCCACCGTTGACACCGGAGAGAACACCGGCACCATTATCAGTTGCTACGATCTTCTGGTTACGAGGATCAGCGGAGTCAAATACATAAACAACAGCTGTACCAGCAATGAAAGGAGCGTAGGTTACAGTTGCAGAGGAAGGTGCAGCAGTTCCACCAGTCTCAAAAACCTTCTGTGAGGAATAGAATGGATCAATTACCTTGGTGCTGTCCTGGTAAGTCTTCTGAGCAGCGCCAGTTGCATAACGCTGATAGTTGGCTGGATCCATGAATTCATCGCCAGCAGTTGTCTGTCCCTTTGTGGTATTGCGGGAAAGACGGAAAGTCTGGATGAGCTGGGTAGGAACGTCAAGCTGACGAGTTGCAATAAACTTTGTAGCAACAATCTGAGGGAATACACGGGTGATGATTGTTGGCAACATTGCCTTGTTATAGGTAGCAACTGAGGAAGAAGTTGTGGCTTCTGCTAGTGGCTGGTTCTTTGTAGCATACTGAAGGGACTTTACAGCGTGGAGGAATACGGTATTACGGTAGTCAGCATCCTTGATTACGCCTTCTAAGTTTTCGTTGAAAGTCTTCCAGAAGGAAGTTTTGCCAGCTTTACGAGCAGCAGATTCATCCTTTTCTAGGATGGCTCTTACTCTTTCTTCACATAGTGCTTCGAGATTTACGGGGTTCTTAAACATTCAGTGTCTCCTGATAAAATTAATTATAGTTTTGTTGCAGTTAGGTTGATATTAACCTAAGAAAACTTCATAGTCGAGAGCGGAATTTGACTTAGTTAACTCAGTGGAAGTCTTAGCTTCAACAGCTGCAGCCTTTTGGGCTTTAATTCCTTCTGCAATTACCTTAATCTTAGCTCTATCCTTCTGTTCTGGCTTTACTTCTGGTTCTACTTTCTTACTTTCAGCAAGCTGCTTTTCAGCGGCAACTTCAAGTTCTTTTTCTTTTAATGCTGATTTGGCAGCTTCTAATGCCTCACGTCCCTCAGTTAATGACTTGGGAGCCATCTTAAGAACGGTTTCATATAAAAGAGATACTTTATCAATTGGATAACCAGCACACTCAGATACTACAAGAGTGTGTAGATCTCCAGCTAATGCCTTAGTTTCTAATGTTTTAATCTGCTTGATAGCAGCATTAAGCTTGTCAGAAAGCTCCTGAATCTTATTCTGGTTGGCTTCTGCAAGTTCATTAATATTCATATGTGGAGCCATAACACGTACGGCCTGAGCAAATGCTTCTTGCATTTTAACCGCAGAATTAGAAGACTTTGCTTCCTCTTCGATAGTTTTTGTTAAGTTCTTAACGGCTTCATTAACAAATTCGTAAACTTCTTTGCCGAGCTTTTTCTTAGCTTCATTGAATTTTGTTTCATAATACTCTTTTAGCTTTGTCTCATAAAGAGCAGACTTAGCTAATACAGTCTTACGAAGAAGGAAAGCTTCCTTTTCGGCAACTTTCTTTGTTTCAGCTAAAGTAGCCTTCTCGGCATCAAGCTCAGCCTGCTTGTCTGCTACAGCTTCCTGAATTTGCTCCTGAACCACCTGACGTACATCAGGATTGGCTAACATTTCTTTGATCTGCTTGATATCCATATTGAATCACCTGTATAAAAATAATTACTGCTTATTTAGTAGCATGGTACTAAAGTCTGTGCGTAAATCTTTAATAAATTTCTCGCGCTCTAGTGCAGCCTTTAATTGTCTCTGGTAATCGATTCCTTCATTAACAGGCTGTACGAATGCTTTATGAGTAGACGGATCGTGAACACAATCAAATGTAACTAGCTTGTATTCTTCTACAACAGTTCCTTCGTACCCGTTAGCTACTGAGCCGTAACCGCGACTAGAAATACCAACCGTGCAGTTATTTCTGATTAATGCTCCGAGTAAACGACCAGCTGGAGTTCCTGCTGGACCTGGATCATCAAAAACAACAGCTTCTCCGATAACATCTTTTCCAGAGAACTTAAGATTAGTTACTACGTGACTTACGTTCTTCAATGAGACGGTAGGTGATTGATCGGCTGGATGATCAAGTTCACCAAACATATTTCTAGATAAAAGACTCTCACTGCATTCCTGGATAGCTTTATCTAATACACCAAATGGATAAATTCTTCCGTTTTGATTTTTAGCATCAGCTCTCTGGAAAACTCCACGAATCTTAAGACTCTTCCAACTGCTATTGGGATTGACTTTCTCTTCGAGAATTTCAAACCCACTAGTAGATGAGGTAAGTTCGTTTAATAGATCCATTATAAATCCTTATTTCTTCTCAAAAGGGTTTTCTTCCTCTTTACCGGGAAGTCCAACTCCTGCTGGAGCTGGTTCGGCACCAAGGTCTTCACCCGCTGGCTCAGCAATAGGTTCAACGTCTTCTACTGGCTGGCCCTCATCTTCACTAGATTTAACTTCAACTTCCTCTTCTCCTAAGTCCTGCTCTGGAGTATACAGATCAGAATCTAAGAAATAAGAAATAATAGGTTGCCATCTTGCCTCAATCTGTGAAAGAGTTTCATCAGAAAGATTCATATCTGCTAAGGCTTCAAGATCACTCTTAAGGGTAGAATCCATATCACCAACCATCTCTGAATTTTCTGGATTATTTGCTTCTCTAGTTACAAATTCTTCCATACCACTTAAAATAGACTTAAGAACACTCTTATGAAGTTCTTTTACTTCTTCGTCACTAAGTTTAGATGGATCGAATTCATTGAATTCGGCTGGTCCTTCTTCCTCAACTGGGAAGTCAGACTCTACTTCTTCCGGGGCATCAAAATCTTCTGATGCAACTGCTTCTGGATCTTCACTTTCGAAAGAACCTTTTTCTAAATCGTAGTTATTATCGAGGGCTTCTTGTAATTCAACATTAGATTCATTTAATGTTGAGGCAACAAGGAATAATTTATCTGTAATAGCTTCTGCCAAAGATTCGTTTCCTAATACTGTATCTAATACAATAGATTTGACAGTGGGCTTACCTAAAAATAATACACTACCCGAATTTTCGATCAAGGAAGTGTATTCAGCTACTTCTAAAGTTTTGCTTTCTTTTAGAGTTAAGAGAGCAAACAGGTCAGACTTGAAGTTAGAAATGGCCTTAAAACCACTCTTACGAAGTTTAAATCCTGGTGCTTTCTTAGCAAGATTCTCTGTAAACATAACTGGGAATCTTGACTTGATAATATAATATTGGAAATACTGTTCACAGAAGGCTTTTAGTTCGTCCTCCGCGCCAATATAGTTGGCTTCAACTAAATGGTCTACTAAAGAAACTAAAGACTCTCTTAGAGCTTTCTCTGTTCCTTTAGCTGAAATAGAAATGACTTCATTATCCACAATAGAGTCTGAGGTCATTTTGGCTTCTGACAGATTATGTTTAAATTTAGCTAAAACAAGAAAATTATTTTTCTGAAAGAGTACTGAATCGTCAGTATATTCCAAAATTTGGCAATCTTCTGTTAGCAAATTCTGCAGCTTCTGTCCCAAAGCTACGTTTCCGCTTTTGAGAATATTTGTTAAGTTCTTTAGATTCATGAGTGTAAACCTATAGGTAAAAGTTACAATTCAAAATTTAATTACGTTGATTTTTCATCATCAAAAATTTCTTC